GCGTAGCTAATTCGACCCTGAGAATCCTCGTATATGTAGCCCAATCCAGACGTCGCGAGAGCGGCGACAAGCGAATAAATATCCACGCGATCAGATGATCGAGCTGCTAACTCGTAATTACCGGGCTGATCGATCTCGCCTAATCCGACGTTCTGAGCATTAGCCCACGTTTCAGTCGGATCATAGTTAGCCCATTGTAAAGCTGCTGGAACTTCGCCCCAGTTATTTAATAGCAAATCTTGGAGAATATGGTAAATCTGATCGCCGTCAAAGTCTTGAACTAGCGTTCCGTCGGTCAGCGCTTTAGGTAAGCGGCTTAGCGCTCCTAGTGCGGTTATCTTTAGAACTTGGTTTATTCCGACCGAACCAGCGGTAATTATTTCCACGCCGAAATCGACGACAGTTCCGCCAAATATAGGAACGTAAGTCGCGGTCGAATCTTGTAGCTCGATCGTTACTGAATCGTTTATATGTATGTTAACGATCGCCTGAGTTAGGTTTAGCAGCTCTAAATTACAATAGCCAGCCTGAGCCTGTTGGTAGATGTTATTTCGACCGCTGGTAATAGTTAGATTTGCCAGCGTGTAAGTCGTGTATTCGACGCCCTGAATCTTTACGCGCCATACTGGGTTAAATACTGTCATTAGAACGCCAGCGCATTAGCGCCATTAGTGCCGCGATAGAAACTGTTATTTAACACGTCAACAATTCGGCGAGCTGTGCCCTCTTGGTCGATCGCGCCGCTGACGTTAATAAATATATTTCCGCCGCCGCTGCCTAATTGGTTATTGGGAACTATGCGACCGCCTGATGATGGGACGAATAGTTCCGCTCCCATTTCGCCCACGATATAAGGTTTATTAGCTTCGACTGTTCCACCCTTAGCCAGCTTAGGTATCTTGGGTAAGTCTTTACCGCCGGTTATATTGTTGACAATGTTATAACCGCTAATAAGTAAATTTAACCCTGAGATAACCAAGTTAACAGCAGCGACTAGACCTTTCATGGCAAGCGAGATTCCGTCGATTAGTAGCGCGATTCCGTTAAACGCAACTTTAAAAGTGCCGCCAATAAACGACGCAACAGGCTTAGCCAATACTAAAAACGCGGTAAGTCCGACTCCTAGCAGCTTAAAGAATCCTGTGTTATCTGTAACTAAATCACCTATTGCTCCAAATACAGATTTGACGCCTTGTAAAATTGGAGTCAAATAAGTTTTAAAAATTGGGATTATGTATTTGTTGATGTAATCGTATAAGGCTGTCAAACCCGGAATAAACTTTTCCTTAAAAAATGTTCCCAAAGTTGTAAATACTGGAGAAAGTTTTTCGCCAATATCTGTCGCCAATAAAGTAATAGTCGGGATTACTTGACCAACAAATGACGAAACTAACGGAGTGAGTGCGTCAAGAACAAATGAACCGACAGTTTCTTGTGCTTCACTAAACGCCAATTTTAATCGTTCAATTTTGCCGCCAAATGTATTAGCTTGCTCGCTTGCCTGTCCGCCGAAAGTGTCAGCTAATAGTTTTGTTTGTTCCTCAAAGGTTAATGATTTGAGTTCGGCGGCACTTAATCCGATTCCTAATTTTGCTAACCCAGCGGAGTTGCCTTCGTAAGCTTTACCCAACGCGTTCGATACAGCCTCGAGTGATTTACCTGATCCGGCGGCAACGTCGATCGCCAGAGTCGCCAATTTTTGCGCTTCACCCATATCACCAGTTGCTCGAGCTAGTCGTTCGTAAGCTGGACGTAATTCGTCGTCCGTTACTCCGAAAGCTAAGCCCATGTTTGAAATCCATGTCTCAGTATTGGCGATAGCTTCATTGGTTGCGCCAGCGACATTTTTTAGAGTAGCCGCCAGTTTAGCTTGAGCTGCCTCGTCCTCGATTGCGGATTTAACGCCGTCTATTAGTAGCTTGCCAGCATAGGCGGCAGCTGCAACGCCAGCGGCGGCAAATGCAAGTCCAGCAGCTTTACCGAAACCGCCTAATTTAGTACCGAACGAATCTGTGGTATCGCCAGCGTCGGTTAAACCTTTTTTAAGATTATCGACGTCGGCTAATATCGAGAGCTTAAGAGTTCTTGATCCCTCAGCCATTAGTCGAACCTCTTAACTATTGAAGTGAAAGCCTTTTCCCACTCAGCAATCAAGTAGCTTTGCTCAGCTCGCAGCGTTGGGTAAATAAAATAGCCTGTCGATCCTCGTCCGGTTGAACCTGACCAAATTGGAAATTGCTTATATTTATTTGATCCAAATTCTGAGCCGCCCCATAGATCGCGAGTAGTCGCGCCACCGCTAAATTTTTGTCCAGCAAAGCCAAACGAAATCTCGCCAATTTTAGACGACTTACTTACTTTAGAACCCTCGGCAATTCGACCAGCTACGGACGCGGAATTAAGCGATCCAGCTGCCGAACTAATCTTGCCCTTTAAATAATCAGCTAGTGCGCTTGATTGCTCTTTAGCTTGAGCGATGGCTTCATCGTCCATCGCTTTGAACGCTCCAGTAATGGCACGAAGTTCGGCTTTGTCGTACTGGACGACTTCCTTACTTTCTGCCATTTCGCTTCTCCATTATCTCGAGCGCTGTCATTATATCCGCCGCGTCCACCCACTCACTCATTGGAATTCCTGTCGCGATTGACAGTTCTACAATTAAGTAACTTAGGCTTCCTCGGCTGTAACTTTTGGGCTTTCGGTTTCTCCGACTGTTATATCGACTACCATTTCGCACCATACGTCGTAAGGTTTGACGGGTTTACCGCCAGCCTCACGTCGAATCGCGTTCCACGCTAGAAACATTAAGTCAGAAATTCCGATCTTGTCCTGAGCTTGTTGGATCGTGTACCCGGTTTTTTGCTCCCACTTAGCGAACTCTGGTGGTTGCGCTGTCGTGGTAACTGTTTTCCCGTCGTTCGTTTCGATATGTATTTGTAACTTCATGCTCCCGATCTCTTTTCTTATAGTGTTGGAGTTGTCACGCAAGTAAAGCTCAGCGAAATAGTCTGAGCGTCTGGAGCTGTGCCGCCAGCGCTTGGAAATATAGGCTGAACGTCAAAGTTAAAGACTGATCCGCTTGCAGCTGTGAACACTACTGAAAGCGGCGTATTAGGTGCGCTGTCAGCTGCGTTCCATAACGAAGCGGCTAATGATCCGCCAGCTGTCCAGTCCGCAAGCATTTCGACGTCGAAAGTACCCTGTGAATCGGTAGTGTAATAAGCCTTACCATCTAAAGTCTGATAAGTGTTGATCGTTGACTCAATGGTTAGAGTCGCTGCTGTAGCTTGTGCGTCATAAGTAGCACCCTCGATGGTGAAAGTTATGTCGCGTCCGGTAACGATTGTAGTTGGCATTTTGTTCTCCTAGTTTTCTTGCTTGTAGTAAGTGGACACGTCAATATCCGAAATAAGTAAATTACTCGAACCTAACGCAATAATCGACGGACGCGATACGTCGCCGACAATATATCCCGACGGAATAGCCGCGAGAATCTGTATGACTAACTTCTCGAGATTATCGAGAGCGCCCGCGTTATTGTTATACGCGACGGCGGCTGAGATGGTGAAATTAACTTTTAATTGGATGGAGCTACTAATAAGCGTGGTCTCGAGATAGGGCGTTCCGGGCACAATAATTGCGGCTGGCGGAATTATAGCTTCGGGTACTGACTCATAGACCGACGCGGTCACGCCAGCGAGAGCGGTCGCCAGCGGCGCGCGAACGTCAGCCTGAATTGAAGTTGGCATTTATTGACACATAGTTTCTACGTCAACGAACGGAGCTAAGAGCCCTATTACTCTATTTTGGAGAGACCTACCTAAAACGAACGGGCTCGGATTAAAGTCAACCTGAGCGGAAGTATTACCCGGAGCTGTGATCGACTGAAATACCTCAACCGATACGACAAGTATCGCGGACTTGACAGGTTGAACGCCTGAGTAAAGATCGCCAGCTGTGGAGCCATCTAAACAAGCTAAGCCAGCGGGAATAATTGGCGTAAAAATTTGATCGGGTGCAGCTGTTGCGGTCGTAAAAATATAAGGCGCGATTTGGTGATCGTTAACTGTGACAGTTAGATCAAACGCAGCTCCGCAACCTGTAATCTCGACAGTTTGACCGGGAACGAAATAGTTAATTCTTTGAGTAGTGTAAAACGCCATTGAGTCTTTGACTTCAATACCTGTGACAGCTGACTGATAGCCTGTTAGTAATGGCAAGATCGCGCCCTCGGCGCTTAAAATCATAGATTCTAAATAAACGTCCGAGTAAAGAGAAACGCTAACACCTAGCACGTCGCGAAGTTCTTGCGCTGTAACTATTTGTGGCATTAGCGTTCCTCTCTCGATTCTGCTCGGTCGCCTCGGGAGCGAAACGACCGATGATTATTTAGTTATCTCAGGTCTGGTTCCAGCATGCGCCAAATGGAATTTTTGGAGCGATTGCAGCGTAACCATAGTAAAGAATATCGATGGTTCCGTCTGAGTTGACATTAGTGCGAAGCTCAAAGCGTGGAGATTCGTACCATGTCCATGCGTCTGGGTTAACTACGACCATTGAGAAATCGCCAGCTGATGTTGTTGGTCCAGCGTTTCCAATTGAACGTGAAACGAATAGGTTTAGACCCGGAGAAACTACTCCACGCAAACTGTCGCCTCGAACCGATCCTGCCGCATTGCTCGGTTGCGCCGCATTATATAGAGGTGCGCCGTTGTCGTTGTAACCCATGATGTTAGTCCATTGTCCCGGGCTAACTACTAAGTTACGAGCAAAGCCTAATGACGATGAATAAACAGCGCCCGCAGCTTGAGATGTATAACCTAAGAATCCAGTAGCTGTATTCGCATTAACGCCTGTTTGTTGACCAGCTGCGGCAATAGTTCCGACAGCGAACTCATCTGTGACTTTAGCGTAAGCAAATTCAAGATTCTGGAGTAATGCTGTTAGGTACGATGGATCGCTGCGATCAATGAGCTCAATCGTGGAAATTGCGCGACCCTTGAAGGAATTTACGGGAACCGAAATGTAAGTTGCGCTTAGATTTGATTCTGTAATTGCAGCATTTTCAGCGATGTTACTTACAGTCGGGACAGCTGTGACCTTTGGCAGCTCGAAAGTCATACCAGTAGCTGATAACGCTTCGCGAGATAGTGCGTCAATCATGCCACGATCAGCATTTGCTAACGCGTTGATAACTGTGCGGCTTTGTGGTGTTGGAACCATGCCGGGAGCTGTTGATGTTGTGTTATCGGCAGCCTTGACATACTGGCGAGCGTCCTCGTCGTGTAGAACTGACGCCTTGAGTGAATACTGTAAATAAGAAACCTTATCGACAATAGGTGAACGTGGCGCTGTGTACGCCATTGGAACGTGCTTTGACGCTTCTACCGATGTCTCGGCAGGAGCGGTTTCGGTAGTGTCTGACACTTCGTCTCCTTCTGTTGTTGGATTTGTTTCTTCTGTTTCCTCATCTAAGGGATCAGAATTCTCATCTGTTGCTTTCATTTCCTCTTTGTCCTCGTCCTCGTCGTCCATGCCATCTTGACTTGCAGCTACAGAACTGACGCGGGCGCTGTCGATGGCTGGCTCTGAAACTAAACTGACTTCATCGAGAGAGCCTTTAGCTACTACTAACACGCCATCGACGAAATCGTGCGCGTTTACTTTAACTCCTACGCTAAAACCATCGCGCAAACCTGTGGCTGCCTCTATGAGTGCGTCGTTGCCCGCTGTTGTTTCCGCGATCTTAAATGTCGCGTCGATTCCCTGTTCGGTTGCGGTCATAGATAGAACCTTTCCGATTGGTCGAGTGCGATCGTGTTCAAGTAATAATTTAACGTTCTTAGTGGCGATAGATTCTGGCTTAAACGTTGTAAGTCCGGCGGACGTCGATCCAGTTTCGTTCCATGTTACGACGCGTCCGGTAATAGTGCGAGATTCGCTATCGGCTGACGTAATTTGTAGCGGCATGTTTAGCTTCATTTAATCATTTCCTCAGCTTGTCGGATTTCCTCGACGCTGATTGCGCCGATTTCAAATAATGTTTTGTAAATTGCTACTCTTTCCGCTTCACTTCCACGCAAGTAATCCTCTAAACGGAAATTGACTGTCTGTGATGATGGAATAAAATCCGGCATACTTAATCGCGTGGATATGCTTGTCATTAGCGGAATCAAAGAGAAGTCCAGCAAAGTTTTGCGAGTAACGTTGGCGTTGGAGTAAGTCATGCTCGATCCAGTTTCGGCGTCAACATAAAAAGCCGGAATACCAATAGCGCGAGCTAATTCTGTTGCGATGTACGAACGGGCAGCTGCGAGCTGTAACTTCTCAGGATCGAAGCCGACAGTTTGTAATTCTACGTCCGCATTAAGAAACGCGGTCGAGCGATTACGTCGAGCGACGCCCCATGACTCAAGTAATTTAGCAATTCGATCAGCTGGTAACGCTGTTCCGTTTGATTTTAATACCATCGACGGGACAGGTTCGCGAGCATAGTTCGCAGCTGCTCGCTCAAGTTCCGCACCAGTACGAATTGTCCGACCGGCACGATTTAATAATCCTTCATCGTTTCCGTAGAAAACAATTATTGAGCCGACGCCCGATTCGGGGATCGCTTTTCCGTCAATGGTATAATAAAGAACTTCGGTTCCGTTATTGTTTAAGAAAACGCCGACGCGTGTTGGGACGATTCGTTGAACGGAACGAATTCGCATAGTGTCGGCAAAGAGTTCGGTAATTTGCCAATAGGCATAACCATAAAATAATAAATCCTCAGCTGTCCAGACATAAGTTGCGCTACCCGGAACGCGTGGATCGGGATCACGAATTACGCGGGGCGCTGGCACTTCGAGCCCTGTCGTATTGTCCCGGAGTTGTAACCCGATCGAAGCGATGGACGAACAGATGATCCCACGAGCACGAGCGATCGTAGGGACACTCATAGCTTCCTCGCGCGTTGCCTGAGTAGCGCCGCCATTAAAGGTATAAATCGAGTCCAAAGCGAATACAGGTGAAACGGAAGCTTCGATGTCGCTATTTTGGAGCGGCGTTACAGCTTCCACCTTTGACGCAAATAGATCACGAATACCCATGCGCCAATTCTTACAGACTTATAGCACTAGGCTGTCATAATATCGAAGTCCATCTCTGGGCGTGTCGCGAAGTGTGTTACTAACGCCGTTGCTACCGCCGC